AAAAGAAATTTACGAAGGATTAAACAACGGTGATTCAGTAGTAATCGAGGGTAATATCTCTTATTCTAGCTATAAAAATCAACAAGACAAGGTGATTGAGCAAATCAACTTCAATATCGAAAAAGTGTTCAAAATCAAAGATATTGACTTTGAAGATGAGAAATTCGAAGAAGTTTCTTACTTTGAACAAGAGATTGTGTTTGTTGATGCTGAAATGGTGAAAGAGGAAAAGAAGGTTTATGTAACAGGTCGTCACATTAACTACAATAAAACATTCCATGATGCACAATTTGTTATCAATTATGCAGACGAAGAGGGCAATGTTGACAAGTCAATGGAAAAACTTGCAAAAGCATTTGCTACTAGAATGAAATTCGGTGATTTACTGAATGTATTCGGTAACGTTGTGAATCGTGTGATTGTTGAAGAAGTTGAAGAAGAAGAGGAAGATGATGATGACGATTTACTTGCAGACCTTGGTGGTCGTAGTAAGCCGAAACACGCACAGAAATTTGCTTCACGTACATACATTAACGAAATGCAAATAGAAGGAGTGGATGCGTGGGATAAAGCAGTCTACACCGAGGATGACTTCGAAGTTGATAGCTTACTAGATGAGAAGGAAGACTTGACAAATGAACTAGGTGGAAAGAAAAAGTCTGACAAAAAAGCCGACAATCCATTCGACCTAGATGATGACGAAGACATTTCAGATGAGGATTTACCGTTTTAATAGATTGATAGGGGAGAAATCCCCTTTCACCTATTAATCTGAAAGGTTACGATATAGTTGTTTGGAATTATTTATAAAGCTACAAATTTAGTAAATGGTAAGGCTTATATCGGTCAAACGATAAGAAGCATTGATGAGAGGGCTAGGCAACATATAAATGATGCGAAAGCTATGAAGGAAAACTTCGCCTTTCATTCTGCTATAAGGAAATATGGTGAAAATAACTTTAGATGGGAAGTTATTGACACAGCAGATACACCAGATGAGCTTAACACTAAAGAAGTCTTCTGGATTAAATACTTTGATTCCTACATCAAAGGTGAAAGTCGTAATGGTTATAATATGACGGTTGGTGGAGATAGCCTTAGAGGTGAAGATAATCCATTTTACGGTAAAAACCATTCAGACGAATCAAGAGAGCGTATAAGCCAATCTAAAAAAGGTCAAGGTGTTGGCAATCAAAGAGCCAAAGGTAAGCATACAGGTAAGGACAACGTTATGTATAATCCTATTGTACAACTTACATTAAATGGCGAGTTTGTTGCAGAGTACGAAACAGCACTTGACGGAGCTAAAGCAGTAAACGGTGACAATAGTACAATCGGAAAAGTTTGCAAAGGTAAACTTAAATCTCATAAAGGTTATAGATGGTTGTACAAAAAAGATTATGAAAATATTAATCAAAACCGTTGACAAACGCAAAACATTATGATATAATATGTATATAAGGTTGATGAGAATTGTCTTGCAAGACGTAAACCTTAGAAAATCCATATAACAGCAACGCTGAAAAGTTGCTAAAACTTAGAAGCAGTAACACGTAAAAGCTATATAACAGCCGACCCTAAAAGTTGCTAAATATATAAACATAGGGGCAGAACGAAAGAGAAGAAAGCTCCCTTCTCACAAATTAATGTGAGAAAAGGGGAAAATATTTATGTCATTTTTGAAAAAAATAAAGCCTAACAAGCCAGTAGTATCTTTGGAAGGTTATTTCATTTCAATGTTAGCAAAATCTAAATTTGGTAAGACAACATTTGCACTAGATTTAGCGAAAGAATTTTACGGAGGTCTTGACAATACGTTGCTACTTGCAACGGAGATTGGATATAAAACTATGGCAGACGTTTACGCTATTCCAATCACAGACTTCAATACGATTGATGATGAAGACGAAGAATACATTCGTGCAGAACGTGAGGATAAAGGATTTATCCAAACTGTTGACGAATTGATTGAGAATAAAGCTGATATTCCATTCCGATTCATTATCATTGATACAATCACAGCTTTAGAACGATATGCAGTCGCTTACTGTATTGCTAAAGCCAATCGTGAAGACCGACCACAAAAACGATATACAGACATTTCTGATATTCCTTGGGGGAAGGGCTACACTATGGTAAGTGAAGAAATCTACAAGCAAATTGACCGTCTAAAGAAAGCAGGGTATGCTAATTAATTCCATGCCCCTTACAATAGTAATGTTGTAAGCAAACTTGGTGAACACTTTGGTCTAGTGGTGTGCAATTGACATAATGTTTTCAGTAGGAAATGACTGATTAACAATTGTGCTAACAGGGAAGCCTAAGTTATGATAATAGGGCATAATTCGACAAATGCAAAACATTATGCTATAATCATAATATGGTAATCCTGTGCGAAGCATCCACTTCTCACATGATTAATTACATTAAGAAGGTGATTAGTAATGAAGGAGAAGTTATCTCATTTATACATGATAAAAAACATTGTTAATGGTAAAAAATATTTTGGCATAACTACCCAAAATCCTCCCATTAAAAGATGGATTGGACATAAAACGGTAGCAAGAAGAAAGGTTAGAAAAACTCCCTTAGTACATGCAATGAATAAATATGGATTTGATAATTTCACATTTGAAGTTTTAGTTTCTGACGAAAAAAGAGATTATATTTATAATTTAGAGAAAGAGTATATTAAAAAATATAAAACTCAAAATCGTGAATTTGGATATAATCTATCAGATGGTGGAGAAATAAACATTGGTTTTACTATCCCCAAAAATGTCATAGAAAAACGCTCTAGAGACATGAAGGGGAAAGGGAATCATTTCTATGGCAGAAGCCACACAGAAGAAACTAAGAAGAAGATAAGTAATTCTAAAAAAGGTGTTAAATTATCAGAAGAAACGAAATCCAAGATGAAAGGTAGAAAAGGTAACCTAAAGGGAGTTACAGGAGAAGACCATCCTTGCTTTGGTAGAATAAGACCAGAGAGCGAAAGAATTGCAATAAAAATGAACACACCTCACAGAAAAGAAGTGTTAATGATAGATAAGGACACTGATGAGATTTTAATGCATTTCTTTAGTAAAAAAGAAGCAGGGAATTGGTTGATTGAAAATAACAAATGCCGAAATAAAAATACTAGAAGCGTGGCTAGTGGTATTACTAGGGCGATTAACAATAATTTAGTATCATATGGATATAAATGGAGAGAAGTGGATGAACGTCAATCGACTATCGAAACCGCACTATGAGTGTAAGGGAGTAGAGTAGGATGGAGAATAGACTACCATTCGAAGTGCCAAGCATCCAGTTTATTAAATTGGATGATGATATAGTCAGAGCCATATGAAAATATGGAACAACTCGTTGGAGTGTTTATCATTGGACACGAAAAGACTAAGAAAATCACTAATCGTGACGGATTCGAGTACGACTTCACTACATTCAACGTGTTAGGTAAGACATCTGACATTATTGAGCGTGAAGCCGACATGATTATTTACGGTGATTTACAAACAATTAAAGGTGAAGATGGAACACCACAAGAAAGACGTACATTACGATTCCGTAGTGACGGTAATATTCTATGTGGTACACGTTTCCGTAACTTCCCTAAAGAAATTGATAATGACGTAACTACATTTATTAAGACATTCAAAGATGCTGTATTAGGTCTGTACGGTGGAAATGAGAAAGCTGTTGAAGAAGCTAAGGCAGAACAAGAAGCTAAAGCTGAAAAACAAGCTGAAAATCTGGTAGTACAAGAAGCTAACACACCAGAAGCAATTAAAGATAAGATTACTTTAGTAATCGAAACTATGGAGAAGGAAGACAAAATCAAATGTGCTAAATTCTTCAAAGAAACATTAGGCAATGCCGACTACAAGAAATCAGATGATGTAGAAGGATTGACTAAAGCATTAGAATTTGTTAAATCTGTTTAATACATAACTGATAGCTTGGTAGAAATACCAAGCTATACTTTTTACATCATCTCCTAGAGTAACAAAATTAGGAGTGATATTATGGATAGTATAAAGCGAGTTTGGGCAACATTTTTAATAACATCATTGATTTTCATTGGTACGACAACATTCTATGAAAATAAATTAAAAGAAGAACAGGGATTGAGAGATTCCGAAATTGCCAAACTAGAAGGTGTTGTAAAAAGTAAAGACGACAATATTAAAGAGATTGATTCAAAACTGAATGAAGTTTTGGATAAGTCTAAGAAACAGGAAAAGGTTATTGAAACTCAAAAGAAGTTAATTGATGAACAAAAAAGATTAATGGAAATTCAAAAATCAGAGCTTAAAACTCTAAAAGAACACGTAAATTTTAATATAGGGGAGGAAGGGGTTGATACAAGTGGTCGCAAGTTAAATGTTGAAATGACAGCCTACGTAGCTATGTGTAAAGAAGGTTGTACTGGCATCACAGCGACAGGCATTGATATAAGAGGTATAACAACCTATCAAGGTCACAGAATTGTAGCAACTGACCCTAAAGTAATTCCACTTCATTCAATAATGAAGGTTGATGTAAATGGTGAGTCATTTACAGCTATTTCACTTGATACAGGTGGAGCTATTAACGGTCATATAGTTGATTATCTCGTTGGTAGTACAAAAGAAGCAAGAAAATTCGGTAGGCAAAATGCTACCGTTACGATATTGAGGGAGGGCAAATAATGGAGATTGATATTCTCGAAGGTGCAAGAGGAACAGGAAAATCGACATTAGCTTTCAAGTTAAGGCAAAAAACATCACCTACACCTACATTAATTAACTTTACAGGTTTTCATGATGATGGTGAGGAAGGATTGAGAAAAGTTACTGAATACTATAAAGCATGGATTACAATGTTATTTGGATTGGCAGGACACGATTCTCAATTCATATTTGATAGATTTTATTTTTCAGAAGGTGTATATTCAACTCTTTATAAAGAATATGATTTTAGACATAATTATAGAGAATTTTGTGAATCACTAGAAGAGCTATCAGATATGGGTGTAAAAATTAACATATTTTTCCTAACAATCAATGATAGAGATGAATTGGAGCAAAGATTAATTAGAGATAAAGTTCCATTCGGTAAAGCAAGTGAGAGTGTTGAAGAAACACTTAAACAACAAAAGCATTATGAAACATTGTTCAATGTTTTCAGATGGAAGTATGGAAACGATAATCTCAAAGTACATATTGTAAATACTGATAACAAAACAAATGACGAAGTGTATGATGAAATTTTAAAACTAAAGACTACGTAAGTAGTCTTTTATTCGTATAGTCTGCTATTGACAAACGCAAAAATTAATGATATAATAGTATTATAACTAAGGAGGTTGGTAGCATGGCAAGAAAAGTTAAATGTCATTGGTGTGGAATAACAGACACACCAAAGGATGAGATGGAGTTTGAGATGGTTGGACAGAAGAAACCTGTTAGAAAAAACTATCACAAACATTGTTATCCATTATTCTTAGAAGATAAGAAATTCAAAGAAGAAGAACAGGCAGAGAAGGATGAGTTAACGGAA